GGTACACGCCAGCCGGAAAAGAATGGTGCTGAAGACTTTTCACATTTTAATGACGCATTAGGTTATATGGTAAATGGAATATATCCAGTTAAACAAAATATACAATCGGTAGGACAACAGATAAGAAGAAATACAGGTTCTTATAGGGCTTAATAGGAGATATGAAGATATGTATAAAGTAATAAATGGCAACAATATAGATATATTAAAGTCTTACCCAGACAATCATTTTGACAGCATTGTCACAGACCCACCATATGGTATAGAGTTCTTAGCCAAAGAATGGGACAAGAACACCGGAGCAGTAGAGACTTGGCAAGAATGTTTTAGAGTGCTTAAGCCAGGTGGCTTCTTATTGGCCTTTAGTGCCGCAAGAACTTATCATCACTTAGCAACCAACATAGAAGGTGTAGGATTTGAGATCCGTGATCAACTTATGTGGTTGTATAGTTCAGGCTTTCCTAAAGCACAGGATGTGGGCAAAGGCATAGACAAAAGAGAAGGAAAGGATAAGAAATACACATATCATAAACATAAACACGCAGATACAAGAGCAGTAAAGAATAGTGTCAATCATACTACTCCTTATTGTATTGAATGTGATGCTAATATGACATATCCTCCAAGTCAATGTGATAGATTATGTAATGCCAAATCACCACCTATAGAATCAGAATGGGCTGGTTGGAAAACAGCACTAAAACCAGCACACGAGCCCATAGTGATGGCCCGCAAGCCAATGAAAGGCAGCACCATAGCCAATGTGTTAAAGCACGGTGTTGGAGCACTCAATATTGATGCTACGAGGGTTGAAAGTGAAACACTAACATACCCAGCAAACGGGATGGACAGATTGGAGTTCAATCAACAAGATCCCAACAAATGGCAAGGTGAAACAACGACCAATGAACAAGGTAGATTCCCCTCAAATGTGTTAGGTGAAGTAGAAGGCTACCAAAAGTTCTTTTATTGTCCTAAAGTGAGCAGAGCAGAACGCCACTGTGGGTTTGAAGCACCACCTGAAGAGCATAACAAAGACTTGGGCAAGAATGAAACACACGGTATAAATGTAATGGGTAAAACACCCTTCTGTGATGATTGTAAGAAAACAATAAATGGTACTAACGATCATAGTAAATGTGATCCAAGCAAAAAAACATTTATAGAAAAGCGTAAATCTACTATGTTAGGCAACAACCACCCCACCGTTAAGCCAGTAGCACTTATGCGTTATCTCATCAAGTTAGTCACACCACAGGGCGGTAAAGTATTAGATCCATTCACAGGCTCAGGAAGCACAGGTATGGCGGCAGTTGAGTTAGGCTGTGAATTCACAGGTTGTGAGTTAGACCCTGCTTATGTAAAGATTGCTAACACACGCATACAAGCCTGGAAAGAGAAAACAGATACAGCAGGCCACAAACTGCCTGAAGAATGGTTTATAGAGGAATAAAGATATGAGTAATAAATTATAATGCGTATAGATTTGCTTACACATGAAGGTAGAGCGCATATCACAAACAAAACTGTTGCTTGGTGGCAAGCGCAGGGTTGGGAAACTGTATTATGGGATAATACAGGCTATCTACCTGCTGTGGGCCGCAACAGGATTATTAAGGATTACAAAGAATCAAACAGAACCTACTTGATAATGGCTGATGATGACATCACACTTTATCCTCATCGTTATCTTACAGGTGAATGGTTAAAGAATCCTGTATTTAATAGTGTGTATACATTAAACAGTAATCACAAGATGGGCATACTAAGGTATAACAGCACAGGTTGGGATGATGGTGTCCATCATTGGAGTGATACTACAGAAATAAGTCAACTGTATGTTATCGCTAATAAAGATATACCTTATCAAGATGAGGCATTGCTTGCTCTAGAAGATATTGACTGGGCTAAACAGTGTAATGATCAGGGTATAAGAACGCAAATGCTGCACACAGTATTTCTGCGTGAACAAAGTCAAGATGTAGGCAGTTTAATGTTTAAGGATAGAACTCACAGAAAGACTGTATATGCACAAGCAAAAAAACAAATGTTAGATAAAAGAGCAATTTTGCCTGAAGAATGGTTTATAGAGGAATAAAGATATGAAGATGCCAGACTTTAATAAAGAAAGTAGTCACAAAACAAATATATTCAACACGCTTACACTCACAGGACTCAGCGTACTGTGGGGTTGTATGCTTCAACTAATTTCACCATGGTGGCTCATTGCCGCAATATTATTATTGTTATCAGGTTATGGTAATGAAATAGAACCACGCAATAAACAAAAGAATATACTGTTATAGGAATAAGATATGCAGAAAAGTAAAGTACCAGAGAAAGGCAGTACACAATGGGTAAAGAATGAAAAAACAATCAACACTAATAATGCACTTAAACAAGCACGAGATATTAGTGAAGGATTAGAAAAGCCAGCACATAGATATAAAAGCAGTGCCGCAGGTAAAGGCAGTCAATATCGCCCAGTAGATCAGCAAAAGTATAACGACAATTGGGATAGAATATTTGGCGGTGACCGCAAGAATGTAAATCACAGAGACACAGGAAACACAGATGATAGCAAAGACACTAAAGATAACTTATGATATGGATGATGGCGTATATCAGTCAACAGTAATATTCAATGGTTCAACAGAAGCGCAGTTAAAAGAAAAAATTGAACAACACTGTGAGCGTTATCCAGTTATGTACTATGAAACACTAATTGAGCCAGCAGATTACACATTTGAAGATATGGAGGATTGAATCATGTCAGACCATTCTAGTGAGGAATCATTCCCTCACCCAGGTGTAGAATTATATAATAGATATATTCAAGCCTATGAAAGTCTAGATCCAATAGAGAAAGCGCAGCACAAAATAGCACAGAGTAAAGTTTATACTGACTACTGTGCGGCAAAAATATATGGCATTCAAATACACAATGTAGTGAATGTTGTGAATGAAGGGTATAAATGAAAATTAGTACACATATAAACCATAGGAGGCCATTATGGCACTAAGTCAAAAAGCATTACAAAAGAAAAGACAAAAACACAATCAAAGTCGCAAGGGTAAAAAGTATAACCCTCTCAAGTATTATAAGGTTGTTAAAGGTGTTGCTGTGGAACAAGCAGAACCTGTTTACAATTCTGCTGCAGATACAATTACACTATAAATAATACTACACACTTGTGAGAGGGTGTGTGGGTGTAAAAACAAAACACTGGGCAAGCGGAACTTCCCCACCGTTTTAGTTTTAAGCCTCTCTAATTGAAGCCTAGAGAGGCTTTTTTATGACTAAAAATAGCAAAAGTTTTTAATTTAGATAAATATATTCGCATGCAGCATAAACATAATCCTCGAGGAGACACCTTTGGCTAAGGCGTTCGATTATTTTAACTTTATTACTTCAACCCACGATTTATATGGACGCTACCAAGACGATTGGAAATTAGCAGTAAAATCATTCTACGGTGGGGTCGAATACCGCAACGGTAACTATCTTAAAGCATATAGTATTGATTATTCTACACCTAGCGATGTAGTTAATACATATGATATCGACAGTAATGGCGTACAAACCGCCGTATATAAAAGTACTATTCAACCTGTAAACAGTCGCAGTGACGCCGATAACGGCACACAATATAACAGCAACTTCTATCAAGAAAAAATTCAGAATGTTCCCGTTCTACCATACACTCGTTTATATGTGGCAGAATGGAACAGTATATTATGGCGTACAATGCCAGTAAGAGAATTACCTGAAACAACAGAAGTAGAAGCATTTGTTAAAGATGTTACAGGCGAAGGCGAATCAATTAATGAATTTATGAGTAAGGTCGATACATTCACCAGCATATATGGTGTTGTATGGATCAGTTGTGTAAAACCCGCGGGAGCATCATATCCTCGTTGGCGCATGCATACTCCGTTAGATGTCACAAACTGGCAATACGGATATACCGCAAGTGGTGATTTAGAACTCAAGAAGATTGTAATCAGAACAACAACTGAACCGGAAGTGGAAATATTCCAATACTATACTCCGGAAACAATCGAAACAATATTCGTTCCCTTTGATGAAGACACTGAATTGGAATTACCAGAAGGTGCAGAATATATCGAAGGTGATGATGGAAAAGGACTATACAGAATTGTCCAACTGAATGAGTTGGGCTACATCCCTGTAAGTCCCGTGTATCAAAGCACTAAAATATATAATGGTGTAGGACATACACCTATCTTTGATATTGCTCAATTACAAAGAAGTATATATGGTGATTACGGTGAAATATATTCAAGCATTTCATACGGTGCTCATCCTGTAACTGTCGTCGACGAACAAACATTACAGCAAAATAACTTCAATGTAGGAGCAGAGCCAGGCAGTGTAATAAATGTACAATCCTCGCTCAACGGGCAACCCAATTACACATTTGAGTTCGTGGCACCACCGTTAGATAGTATAAGAGAACTAAGAGAATTAGTTGAACAAAAAATAGAAAAGATGAATCAAGTTGCTATGATACGCAGTGATGAACTTATCCGTGCAAGTCGCTCAGGTGTTCAGATCGAACAGTATGATAGTAAATTAGAAGCGTTCATACGCAAGAAAGCAACCGCATTAGAAAATGTTGAAGCACATGGATTGTGGCCAATATGGTTCGATTGGATGAACATGCCTGTACCAGAAGATTTAACTGTTTCATATAACAGATTGTACAGTAAGAAAGGTGTAGAAAACGAACTAAACGAATTAAACAAACTGATTGATGCATATACACGCTACACAGAAGTGTTTGGCGGTAGTATTGCGCAATTAGATGAATATTCAACTGTTGCAGAAGCAGAAGCAAGAGCAGTTGAATTAGGTGGATCAGGCTATCACGAATATGCAGAAGATGATGGCACCGTATTATACATGCCTTTTGCCACACATGCAGAATATGAATTAAGATTAAAAATGCAGGGATTACAGAGTGGTGATCTCAGAGAAGATTTACAAGAAATTATTAAACAAAGACTGTATCAATTGATAGAGTCAAGTTATAGTGAAAACTCATTATAAAGAGTTATAAGGTAGGGTGTAACAGCGAAGTTGCACAAGACAAAACAATTTACGCATACTTCGGCGATAAACAGGAGAAGAAGCAATGACTGATGAAGTCCTCGATACGGCAGTCCAATCCGATAATATTGGAACGGTAACAGATTCCGCGCAACCTGTTGACAATACAACTGGTACAAAATCTGAAAAAACTACAACACCCAGTGTTGAGATGCGAGACGGAAAATTATTTGTTGATGGAGTAAGAGTTTATTCCAGAGATGATGTTAATAAGATTTCCGCTAATGCGAAAAAGGAAGCAGAGAGTCGTTTCTTAAACGAACTTAATGTGGATAGTTTCGACAGTGTTAAAAGTGTGGTTAGAACACTTCAAGAGACAACGCCAAACGAAGAAGGCAGTAGTCTTAATGTTAACTCATTAAGAGATGCTGTTAAGAAGCGTGAAGCAACTGTTGAAGAATTAAAGTCACAAGTTAACAATCTCAGAACTGAATTGTTATTGAAAGACCATATGGGTAATTTGCAAAATGCAATGCCCGGTAGTTGGACACCAGAACAGAGATCCGCTGTAATCAAATTGATGAAAGCAGATGGTATGTTAGCAGTAGAAGGTGATACATTTGCTATACGCAATGGATCGGATTACTTTACTACAGATGGTGAAACTCCAGACTATGCTCGTGCTGTGGAAACAGTGGGCAAAAGTTTAGGTCTCAACTTTGGCAAGAAAGGTGTTGATGTACAGTATGGTGAAACAACAACCGAAGTATCATCTAATAAAGTAAAACCATTAGATGATAACCGTTTGTTAAACGATGCTGAATACAGGTCGGCGTATATGAATTTACGCCAGTATCAACCGAACTTATCCAGATCAAGCATCACTGATGCTATGGTCAAAAAACAAATGGATAAAAGTAGGGCAAAATTTAATTAATTTGTCATAAAGGAGATAAAAACATGGCAGGTACATCAAGTAGTTCAATTGAACAACTATATGCTGACATCGTAGCGGATCTAGTTCCTTACTATATGGACGCAGTATTGCTACCCAATCAGCAGATCATCACAAATAGTTACACCATCTCTGGTCAGAGTGGTGATACATTACGCATTCCTCTAACTAACAGTTGGAGTAAAGCAACTTCTGTTGCAGAAGGTGCATCAATCATCGGTACTGGACATCAGTCAAACTTAGTACCAACAGCGGCTAACATCACAGTTAGCAAATTCGGTGTTGCTACAGACGTAACAGAAGAAGCATTAGAAGACGGCGGTATGGACATGGTTCGCAACGCAGTATTAACTCGCTTTGCTGGTTCTCTTGCCCTTGCTGTTGACAGTCAAGGTTTTGGTGTTGCTAACACTGCTTTCACTACTCACACTGATACAGGTGAAGGTGGAACAAACAGCGATTTCGTTGTTAACTTTGTAATGAGCCCAGAAGCATTAGCATACGCTGCAAAGCGTGAGCCAACTGTTAAAATGTGGTTCAACCCAAATAGTGACGCACATGAAATGCGTGGTACTGTAAGAGCAGGCTTTGCTGCACTTCGTGCAGGCTTCGGTCAGCGTGTTACATCCGCAAAAGGTGTAGGTACTGCTGTTGCTAACATTACAGCGATTGCAAAAGGTGTTGCTAACTTACGCACACAAAATGCTCCTACTATGGCCGGTGGTCAGTATGTAGCAGTAATTGATCCTGCGTTCGAATATGCAATTCAACAGCAGATCGCTCTTGCTGGTGGTGATACCATTGGTTCATTGAGTGATGTAGGTAATAGAGCATTACTTCAGGGCTTAATTGGTCAGGCAGCCGGTGCGGTATTCTTCCGCAGCAACAACTTACCTGACGCAGGCGCTTAAGGAAAATAGATTATGGCATTTATTACGGTTGGTGGTAGCGTTACAAGTTATGCAGAATATACAGATGTTCTGCAGAAAGATCAACGCATATTGGAAGCGAACGAAATACGAGTCCCAGCAGAAAGTGGTTTCACTGATGCCACAGACTTTATCGAAGATTTGCTAACAAAAAGCACCAACCGCATTAATATCAAAATAAAAGCCAGTGCGTGGTGGAAAGGTTATTTGGCTTATACAGGCACATCAGTAAGCAATCCTGCATTGCTTCCGGACTTCAATCCTAATAGGATAAAAACTCGGAAGCAGGATTTTACTGACATGACTGTGTATTATTGCTTGTACAATTATCTATTACCGCTTATAGGTGACTTCTCAACAGAGGAAAGCCAAGAAGTGCAAAAGATAAGATACTATGAAGCAAAGTTCAATGACATCTTTAATGAATTACTCGCAATGGCTGATTGGTATGATGCGGATGGGGATGGAACTGTGGAAGATGGTGAAAAAGCATACAGTTTCGCTACTGTTCGAAGAACTCGTCGTAGAAGTAGTGTAGTGAGGGTTAGTTAATGACAATTCGTACTGATCTAATCACTCGAATTACTACAAATATTGCTTCTTATACGAATTATAAGGTAAGCAGTGAATTGCCGTTCTCAGTAGCAGGTGATTCACTGTTCCTTAAAAATAAAAAAACCGTATATGTGGATGATGTGCGTGAAAGTAAAATTCAATTATATAGAACCTTGGATCAAGGTGATGTATATCAAAATGAATATGTATTTAATGCATTTCTGACCGTAGATGCTAAAAATCAACCCAGTGATATAGATAATGTTATAACGGCTATCCTCAACGCCAAAAGCGTAGTCACTGGAACTCAATTGAATGAAAGTTCAGTTGAAAGTGAGATTGAGGATGATTATATAACATATACTTTCGAGTATAATTTTACTAATGTTTAGGAGATAAAAACATGGCAGTAATTAATGTCACAAGTGGTAATAAAGCGATCCTTTGCTTAGGTAATAGTAGTACTTTAGCCGAACCCGATAATGCATCAACATTTTCTGTCCCGCTGATGCAGGACATAACATTAACAACCAGTCCCGGCACTGTAAGATATTCAACTTTAGATAGTACAGCATCAAGTGCTTATACTACTGTAGTTGAAAACGGTGTAAGTGGTACTATGTTAGTGGACGACGATGCGTTCTTTGGTAATGCTGGTGTTACAGATAACACTGTTGCTACCAATGGCTTATGGACAACCTCAAACAGTAAAACTGAAGTATTCTTTAGTGTTGCGTTCGAAGGTGGTACAAACGGCAGTGGTGGATACTACCTAAGCGGTCAAGGATTTATTAGTGGATTAGCACCAAGTGCTTCAATCGACCAAGCAGTTTGGTTGAGTCCGATTGAAATCGTTGTAAACGGTGATCTAACTAAGAACACGCTTTAACCAATTGTAAATAGTTGCCTCACAATGGTGTGGGGCAATTATTTTAAGGAGTAGATATGAAACATAAATGGTTAAGAAATTATGATTCTAATGGTGTTTGGACAAAAGCCAAGAGAATCATTAATGTTGATGGTGTTGAGTATAATCTTGATGATTATGCCGCAACGCATGGTATTAAATTACCAGATGCAAAACCAAAAAAACAAAAACAGGTAAATACTGATGCAGATATGGAACAATCACTCGATTCCAGAGATATTGAAGTCGATGGAGATGGAGATAGCGAAAGCACAGAATGAAATAAAATGTGCATACGCTGATATAGACAAAGCAAATAAAAGATTAGCATTTACATTAAGTGCTATTCATAACTTAAAAGATAGAACTGAGGATTTGAAGAAATGAATATTAAAGATTTAGCAAAAGAACCACAACTCATCCCGCTCACCATTGATGATGAAAAGATTGTATCAAAATACGGTGAAGCAATCACACTTCATATATACGACAGACAACCATTAGATATATTTGCAAAACTCAGTGTTATCAATGAAGATAATGCTACTGAAATTGCAAAATTGGTTGAAGGTCTAATACTAGATGAACAAGGAAATAAAATTGTAAGTGGCAAAAATACATTGCCAATTGATGTTCTTGTGGCTGCTATGGGTGCTATAAGTGAAGTATTGGGAAAGTAGTAAATCACCCTGTAGGATTACATGGTGATAAAACTACAAATGTAATCTGTATGATTCATGCACTTGCTGAAACATATGGAAAATTACCCAGTCAAGTATTACGCGAAGCCGATACTTTTGATATGATGGTATTTGATGTTGTATCTACAATCAGAGAATATCATAATAAAAAAGATAGTAAAGATATTAATGCATTAAATAAATTATATGGTGCAGACTCTTTACAAAAAGGACTAGAAGAATTTAAGAAAAGGAAAAGCAAATGATACAAGTAGTAGGAGTGATAGCAGCAGGGGTAGCAAGAATAGCCGCCGGCGCTGTTGCCGCTACTGCTAGAGTATTAGGTGCCGGTGCTGTTAGACTTGCCGGATCGTTAGGGAGAATGACCGGCTCATTAGGACGAAGTGTTTCTAGATTCTTTGGTGGTGCCGGCCGCAAACTTATCAAATTTAATGCTAGAAAAGCATTTAAAAAACTTGATCGATTCGAAGACATATTAGAAGAAGTCAAAAAAGATGCTGTAGTTTATGCAAAAGCACAGACCAGTAAAGTATCAGGTAATGCAAGACGCAATACAAAATATAAAAATAAAGAAATAACATTAGATTACTCATACGCAACTTATATTGATGTGCCCGGAGTACAACGCAGAGACCATGGCGGTAATCCAGCCGGTATTAGTAAGCCAACTGAAAAATGGATTAAGAAAGAATTATTGCGTAGAATAAAACAAGAATTAGGTAGGTAATAAGCATGAGCGATATTAAAATTAATGTAGGCCTTAATAGTAGTGCTGCTAAACAAGGTTTATCAGATCTAAAAACTGCTATAGGCGGTGTAGGCAATGCCACAAATGCTGTTACAGGTGCGTTTGTTAAACTTGCGGCTGCTGCAGGTGCTGTAATAGCAGTTGGGAAAAGCCTTCAAGGTATTGCAACCGCTGGTGCTAAGTTCGAAAAACTACAAAATTCATTAAATGTTGTATTTGGTAGTGTCGAAAGAGGCACCAAAGCATTAGAAATGGCAAGAACTATTGCTGATAATACTGGCATGAGTATGGATATGCTTGCAGAAAGCATGATTCAACTTAAAGGTGCTGGTGTTGAACCCACTGTACAACAATTAACTGCTTTTGCTGATGCGGCTGCTGTATCAAAAGATGCCGCAGGTGCGTTTGAAGCCGCCATATCACTTGTAAGCAGAACAACTGCTGGTGGTTTAGGTCTAGAAGAATTAGAAAGGTTAGGTGACAGAGGTATTCCAGTTTATGATATCCTAAATGAAAAGTTAGGAATCACACGCTTACAGATCAGTGATATAGGTAAAACTGCTGAAGGTGCTCAAAGAATTATCAATGCACTTACAGAAGGATTAGAAGAACGATTTGGCGGTGCTGCACTAGCAAATGCTCAAACATTTGATGGTGTAATGAATCAATTGAACAATAGTTTAGATGTATTCAAAACAAGATTGTTCAATTTAGGATTAGGTGATTTCTTCAAAGAAAGCGCATTAGGTGTTAAAACATTTTTTGATACATTACTCGAAAGCCTAGGCACTAATCAAGAAGGATTAGGAATATTCCTAGACAATGTTAGAGAAACAATCGGCAATGTTATTAAAACATTAGTATTAGGAGCCGCGGCATTGTATGATACATTTGCTCCTGCACTAGAAGGTATATTCAACTTCTTAAAAACAGCAATAAACAACTTAATCAGTTTTGCTAACATGTTGCCACCTGAATTCAAATCCATGGGTATAATTGGTTTTATGATGCTAGGAGCGAGGGGTAAAGGATTAGTATTAGTGATAGCAGGATTATTTGATGATATCATCAAATATGTATCATTAGCCATAAACAAAATGGAACCCGTGATTAATAAAACAATAGAATGGGTTAACAAACTTATTGAATTAGATAATAAAATTAATGATACTATAGAAAAGATTACCGGATTAAGAGCATATGGACCATTACAATTAATAGAACCAATAAAGGCTGAAGATTTTACTTTTGAAAGTATAAGAAGTGCTTTATCAGATACAATATCAAGTTTATTTGGTGAGATGGATGCTTTACCACTCATAGGAGAATCAGGTACAATATCTGCAGAACAAAGAGCAACAGACTTCTTCAATCGATTTAGTGAATTATATCAAGCAAACTTAGATAAGATGCGTAATAATCCAATTCCATTACCAACACCGGGCGGGGATGAACCCGAAACAGTAGTAAATCCATTTGTTCAAGCATTTACCAATGGTTTTAATACACTAAGAGATCAAGTTAATGATACTGCTTCATATGGTAAAAGATTATTTGATGAAATGACAAATGGCTGGAGCAATGCTTTTGTTAAATTTGCTGAAACAGGAAAACTCAGTTTCAAAGATTTATTCAAGTCAATAATGGCCGAAATTATCAAGATGCAGGCAAATAAATTGTTCTTAGCATTATTTAATCCTGCAAGTGCAGCCGGTGGTGCTGGTTTAATTACCAGTTTGTTTAGCGGATTCTTTGCTAATGGAGGATTTATTCCAAGTGGCAAGTTCGGAATCGCCGGGGAGTCGGGCCCAGAAATTGTAAGTGGGCCAGCAAGAGTCACAAGCACTGCTGATACAGAAGCAATGTTAGGCGGTCAAACTTATGTTACATACAATATAAATGCAATTGATTCTAGATCCTTTAAGGAAACACTTTCCCAGGATCCAGAATTTATATACAATTTAACTAGATACGGCTCAAGGAGATATGTATAATGAGTGGATTACAAACTATAGTTGATAATGCTCAAAATATAAGCATTAAAAGAAATAAAGTTGCTGCTCAAACTATAAGCCGCAGTGGTCGTATTAAAACTGCTGAAATAGCCAGTGCTGTTCCGTATAGGTTCAGTGTTAAAATGCACGATGGATTAAAGTACAGCACAAATAGAAATCTAACAGAAGAAATAGATAGATTAGATATCACAACAACCAGCACTATTGATATTGGTAATACAAATACAAACTTAAATTATATTACAGCATATCAAGGCGATATATCTGCAATACAATTGAACAATATTTCTATTGTAGGTGCAGATGGTGATGAATTATATATTAATACCAGTACTGTATCAGGATCAGGCTATCTATTCCGTGCAGGTGATTATATACAACCTGCTAACAACTATAGATATGTATATACCGTTACAGCAGATGTATCATATAGTTCAACAGCAAATTTAACAATACCAATACATAGACCATTTATTACAGATACCAGTACAACTGTCACAGGTGAAGGTGTGTTAGTTGGTAGTACTGTTAAATGGCAAGTTAAGATGATGAATAAACCCAGTTATACAATAGTACCATATGATAGATTAAGTTATGATAGCACATTCGAATTAATTGAGGTTATTGCATAATGAGTACTACTATTCCAGCACTACAACAAGATACTGTGCGTAATGCTATATTGATGGACATTACTGTGGATACTGTAACATATAATATCTGCACAAGTTTTAGTCCAATTACTGTAGGCAATGTGACTTATGCTTCAATGGGTGCGTTCTTAAGTGTTACAGCAATGGGCGAAGACCTAAAAGCAAATGATGGTGATATATCAATTAGCCTAAGTGGTATTCCATATGCTGTAATATACAGCGTATTAGAAGCAACTATTAAAGGCGGTGAAGTAGTAATATGGAGAGTATTCTTTGATGAAGACTATCGTGCTACAACAAGATATCAACGCTTCAAGGGTGTAATAACAAATTATACTATCACAGAAGATATCGATATTATTAAAGGTAAACTAACCAACACTGTTACAATCACTGCCGCAAGTATTAACAAAGTGTTAGACAATAGAATTAATGGACAAAGAACAAGTGCTAGTGATAGAGAAAAGTTCTATCCGGGTGATACCAGTTTTGACAGAATTATAGATTTACACAATACCAGTTTTGATTTTGGACGCCCAATGGGTGCCACCGGTGGTGTTGGTAGTACAACTGGCAATGGATTAAGTGATTGGGAATTAGCATTGGAAGAAATGAGATAATGCAGATAAGACACGCAACATTAGAAGATTTGGATGAATTGATCCGTATGCTCAAAAATTATGCTAATGCTACGCCATTAACTTGTTTTGAAGAGCCCATTTATGATGAACATCGTGTCAAAACACTATTAGCCAACTTTATGATGCGTCACTTGGTGTTGGTTGGTGAGGTTGATGAAGGATTGGGCGGATTGCTTATTGCTAATATGGTTCCAGATATTTGGATGCCACATATAGTAACACTGCGAGAAACAGCATGGTGGGTAGAAGAGGAGTGTAGAAACACCTCTATGGGTTATAGACTATTACAAGAATACTTAAAAATAGGTAAAAGATTACGAGAAGAAAATGTCGTGCAAGAAATTGTGCTCACAACAATGGTAAATTCAC